CCTGCCAGTCGCCATAGATACGCGCCGGGGCTTCCTGTTCCTCGGTTTCCGGGTTCATAGTCCAGAGGGCAACACACCCGCCGTCCGGGTCATGCTCCCACCGCGCCGGTGTCTGGCTTATGATCTGCCCATCTGCGCCCCGCGTCGTCAGGCCTATGGTGGCCGTTCCCTTGGCTATGCAAATAATACTCATGCGCTTATACCTCCCGTTCAAACCTGATTTTCATTTGCGCCGGATACAGGTCAACCTCCGGCCTGCGTTGTCCACCGGAGGCCGCCAGCTTGTCCCACGCACTTCCAGCCAGCCGCCCGGAGGCTGGCCCCGTTTTCACTCTCCAGAATGTAGGTCACCAGGCGTTTATACCCCATGGCGCGGGCGGCTCTCCACGCGGCGGCGTAAAGCATGGAACAGGCGTTGCGGGTTCCGTCTGTGCAGAGGCGGTTTACCTCCAGCGTCCACCCGTCGTCTAAATGCCGCGCCACAGGTCTGCCCACAATAGCCACGCCCACGATTTTCTCCCCGTCGGAACAGCCTATTGAAAACTTGTGCCCCACCACAGGCCCGTGGTGCCGGTGGTTTTGCTCAACGTATGCGTTGGCCTCTTTCAGCGTCATGGGGGTTATTTCAAGCATTGTCCGCCGCCTCCCGCTCCAATTCTGCGCGGAACCGTTGTTCCAGTTCAAACACGCCGCGCGGCTGCCCTTTGTAATAGCCTTTCATGGGTCTGTCTATCTTCCGTTGCAGGTCTTTCAGGCGCTCCCAGTATTCCGGCAGGTAAATACACATATTCCGCAGCTCTCGCAGGTTCTTGTTACAGCAGCACCAGTACGAAACACGGTCCAGCACGTCATAAAGGCGGATCGTGCCCTCCAGCCACGAAAACCCGTTTTCATAGCAATATGCCAGGGCGTCGGCTTCCGTCATACCCCGCTCCGCCAGCGGGTGCAGCTTATACGGCTTCCGTTCTTTTTCCAGGCGCGGCGTTTCGTCGGCAGCTATGCCAACGTAAACCATAGCGTCCCGCGCCTCCGCGTACCTGTCTATGGCTTTCAGCTTCCCCGTGGTTCCCCAGCGGCAGAGGCCGCCACACCAGCCATAACCTTGGTGTGTGCCTTTCTGCTTACTGCAAACCGGCCTTTCCAGCATATCGAACAGGAACGGGTTTTCCGGCTCCAGTCTGGTGTACTTGATCCCCAACTGCTCCAGGCGGGGCAGCATTTGATCCCGCGTGTGGTAAATCGCCTCGAACTCCATTCCGGTGTCGTAGAAAACCACCTCGTTCAGCGGGTAGCCCTTGGCAATCAGCGTTAGGAGCATGGCCAGGCTGTCCTTGCCCCAGCTGACGCTTGCAATATGCCATTTCATTCCGTTTTTGCACCTCCAAACACCGCCAGGTCATAACAGGTCTGTTTTCCGACGTACTGGCACCACGCCCATTCCAGCATGGCGCCGCGGCTGTCCTGGTAGTCCTGCATGAACAGAACCACGTCCGCCGCCTCCATCATGGCAAAACACAGGCGCATATAATCCACGGGGCGCAGCCCCTCCGGTTGCGTGGCCGGGTTCAGAACGATATGGCCCGCCGCCGTCAGCTTCTTTTCCGCCTCGCAGAACTTCGCTTTATAATGCCTGTCCCCGGTGATCTTGCCGGATATGTAGATTTTCACAGAAAGCCCTCCTATTCGTTGAATATCTCGAAATACTCTTGGTATGGGTAACCGCTGATCTCATGCCACCCGCTCCTGCAGGTGGATCCGTCGTCGAACTTATACAGCACAGCACCTTTTCTGGCTTTTGGGTCTTTTCTCCAGCTGGAGGAGGAAACCACCGTGTAGGTCACCACAGGCTCCGCCATGTTCTGGCTGGCGCTGAAACGCTTTCCCTTTATGCCCAGTTCCTTGAACCGCTCCATTGTGGATCGGCTTTCTTTCATCAGGTAACTGGCCAGCTTGTAGTGGTTCCCGCGGCGATCCATCGGCTGAAAGCTGACATTCCCGCCGCCCTCCGCCACGCCCTCCCATGCTTCCAGAATGATCTCCGGATCCATTTTGGAGATTATGACGTGGTGGTGTGGGTTTGTCATGCGCTTGGTTTCTGTCACCACAATGTACTTGAACGTGATCCCACGCCGCTGGCAGATCCGGCGCAGGCGTTTCAGAAACAGCTTTCGATCCTCTATGCACTGTTCAAAGGTTCTCCCCTTGTCGTAGTAGTGCAGGACAGCATGGAGATCCCGGTGGCCGAAATTGGCGTTGATCTTCCAGCGCAGTCTTTCTCGTTGATCCGTTCCTGCTTTGCGGTGGTGTGGCCGGTATTTGGGCCGCGCTTCACTCCTTTGGTGTGAACCCGGAAAGATTGCATTTTCTTGTGTTCGACACACGGACCAGCTTTCACCACCCTATGAACGTAGGCCATGGGTGCCTCCTTTTCTGCTGCTGGTCACTTTACTAATCACTCTTACCGGCGCTATACGGGGCCGTGGCCCCGTCGCTTTTTCCGGCTTGTAATCCGTCCGGGAACCTGATATAATATAGGTATATCGGACGGTTTTCCGTCGTCTATATTGCCACCTACGCCGTGTTGACAGCACCGGGCGCAGGTGGCTTTTCTTTTTATGCCAGGTAATCCTTGGCCATTTCCAGCAATTCCGCCGCGTGTTCCTGGTCAATGATTTTGACCTTGCCGGGCTTCTTCGGATCTGCGTCGATGGCCCAGCACGTTTTCTTTGCCAGTATTTCCCGCTTGTTCAGTTCCTTGTCCAGCCTGCTTTTGTAATAGTCCTGTTCTTTACGCCAGGCCACAAACTCCATGAACTCCTCTGCGGTCATATTTACAGTTACTTCCACGGTTCCCTCCTTACGGCGTGGCCGCTGCTATTCTGTCAGCTGCCATTTGTGCATAGTCGGGGTTGATCTCCACGCCCACGAAATCGCGTCCCAGGCGCTTGGCCACCACTCCAGTGGTGCCGCTCCCGGCGAACGGATCCAGGACCGTGCCGCCCAATGGGCTGCCCGCTAAAATACAGGGTTCAATCAGCTTTTCAGGAAACACGGCAAAATGGGCGCCGCGAAAGCCGTTTGTGCTTACGGTCCACACGTCCCGCTTGTTCCGGCGGCCCGTCTGGTTTTCTCGGTTCCCGTGGCTCTCGCGCTCCACCTGGGCGCTGTTGTCGTGTGCCCGCCCGCTGGTGTATGCACCGCCGCCGCGGAACGTCCTGGCGTTGCCCTTGGTTGATGTAACGGGTTCGCTGATCGCCGCCGCGTCGAAATAATAGCGTTCCGATTTGGAAAGCAGAAAAATATATTCGTGGCTCTTGGTGCAGCGATCCCGGACGCTCTCCGGCATACAGTTGGATTTGTTCCATATAATATCCTGGCGCAAATACCACCCGTCTGCCCGGAGGGCAAAAGCCAGCTGCCAGGGAACGCCGATCAGGTCTTTGTATTTGTAACCCTGCGGCGTATGCTTTGCCGTGTGCCCGCAGGAATTACGGGTGTTCGTCGGCGGCTGGCTTCCTGATCTTGTGGCGTAACTGTCGCCCATGTTCACCCACAGGGTTCCGTCTGCCCGCAGAACCCGCCGAACCTCACGGAAAACGGAAACCAGCGATTGCAGGTATTCCTCCACGCTGGCCTCGTTTCCAATTTGACCCGCCGCGCCATAATCTCGCAAATTATAGTAGGGCGGGGAGGTGACGCAGGTATGGACGCTTTCGGGCGGTAAATACCGCAGTTGCTCCAGCGCGTCGCCTGGCAGGATTATTTCAGCCATTGGCAGCCGCCTCCATTCCCACAGGTTCCGACAGGTGCCAGTCCTCCGCACGGACCTGGAAAGCGTCGCCCAGTTGCATGGTGTCCGGGTAATTGTGCTGTGTGGTCTGTACGGCGTATTTGTCAATCTCGGTTGCATAGTAGGCTGTGATCTCCGCGCCCAGCTTGTCCAGCGCGATATGGCCGCAGCTCATACCGTCGTACATGGAAAGCACTTCCACCGGCTTCTCCGTCAGCCCGGTAAAATGGCTCATAATGTGGGCAATCACGTCCACGGTCCAGCCGTTGCCCAGCATTTTATACGCCTGGGTGTCGCTGACGGGAAAGGCGTATGTGTCCGGCACGGTCTGGAGGCGTTTACGTTCCGTCACGGTCAGCTTGCGAATGATGTAAAATCCGTCTGCCAGTTTAATGGGGTATTCCTTGCCTTTGATGGTGATACGCCCGCCGTGAACCTCATAGACAGGCATTTGCTTTCCGTCCGCCGCCTCAATCACCAGACGGCTTTGGTGTCCGGTTGCGGCCACAGCGTTGCTTTTCTGATCGTCCCTCATTTCAAAGGCCGAACCGTTTTCGCGCCCACGCCATGCCATACCGGCGGGCACCGCATACAGGCCGGTGGCCGCTCCGTCAGCACCGCCGCCGTTTGGCCTTGCCTGGAGGGAAACGCTTTTCCCGTCCGTGCTGTATATGCGGCGGCTCTGGCTGGTGCCCAGGTCGCCGTCTTTGTTCGGCATGGCACCGACGCGGACAGGAATGGCCACGCAGGTTTTACGGTCAACGGTGTTTCCAACCATGTTTCTGATCCCGTCTTTGTAGTATGTAGCCCGCAGGCATTGGGCTTTCCCCTCGACGGTTTCATTTACTGGTTCCGGTACGGGCACCGCATACCAGCCTGTTGTCGAACCATCACACCCGCCGCCGTTGGCCTTTGCCGTCAAGGTAACGCCTTTCCCGTCAACAGAGTAAATACGGGTTGATTGGTGGTCCCTAATTTCTCCGTTTCTCTTTGGCCTATGTCCGACGCATATAGGCACGGCGTAAAGCCCAGTTTTTGCACCCACGCCCCCACCATTCCCGCAGAGGGTCATGGCCTTGCCGTCCGGGCTGTAAACACGGTATTGCTGGCTGTCAAAGGCCTGGTTCTTTGCGTCATTCTCAATGGTTCCGATCCTCACCGGCTCCGCCGCCATGGTTGCAGGAAAATGACCGCCGTCCACTCCGTTGACCGCTCCGGCGTTGGCATAGTTCGCTTTCAGTGTGTACGCCTTTTCACGCCAGCAGACGCCGCTTTCCAGAATGTCGCGCAGGAGGATCCCGCGGTCCACCGGCTGCTCCACCGCCACCTGGCTGTATGTGCCGTCCTGGTTCCGTTTGCCCGCCCAATACAGACGCTGGCGGTTCTGTGCGCTCACCAGGGCACTGTTAATCAGGACAGGCTCCACGCCTAATTCCGCCGTGATCTGCGCCCGGATAGCGGGCGACATACTTTTATTGTTTTCGTACAGGAAAAAATCCGGCTGGTACTTATCCCGCGCAATACGGTAATTCAAGAACAGTTCCCAGCCTATGCCGCTGGCTTCGGTTTCGCGGTTCTTCGTCTGCGCGATACTCCAATGCGTGCAGGGGCTTCCGCCGATCAGTATTTTCATTCTTTCGCCTCCAATTTCTCCGCCAGGGCCTCAATGGTGGCCGCCGCTTCCTCCAGTTCCGTGGCCAGGAGGTTCCGGCCAAAACGGTCCCGCTGGTGCATGGCCTCCAGGCGGAGGTCTGCGGCCTGCCGCTTATATGGGTTCGTGCTGTCGGTCTTAACCGGGCCGCTGCCGGTGTATGCCCGTTTCAGCCACCAGGTAGGGCTATTCCGTTCAGCTTGGTGGGCGCAGTTTTCAGCGTCGCAGTTCTCCGCGTCGCAGCTGTCACAAAATACCCGGTGGAAATCATCGTCCCACGGGCCGGACAGGATAGGGAGGGCGCCCAGGAAATCCCCCAGGGCCTCCGGGG